CTCGACCCTATTTGCGCGAAGTTGCCGCTCGACCCTATTTGCGCGAAGTTGCCGCTCGACCCTATTTGCGCGAAGTTGCCGCTCGACCCTATTTGCGCGGAGTAGCCGCTCGACCCTATTTTCGCGGAGTCGCCGCTCGACCCTATTTGCGCGGAGTCGCCGCTCGACCCTATTTTCGCGGAGTAGCCGTCCTTAACCTTACTTTTTGGCATTTTTTTAATAGTTTTTTCATATAAAAAATCAATACCCGCCTTTATAAAACCCGCCAGATTAAGTTTTGCGCCAATTTTTAATTTTTTAGTGCAAAACTTTTTATTATCGTCTGTTTCAACCTTGGCTAACGCTTCCACTTCGGCAAACTCTGAAAATTGACCCTTATCGTCAACCAAAGGATAATAATCCAGACAATCAAATGGGTTTTCACAAAAATGCATACCCTTATTGCAAATAACCGCTTCGTTTTCTTCAAAAACAGTATTCTCTGCATATTGCTTACCCTTGCAAATAAGTCCTTTTTCAAACGCCTTGTAACCTTTCATTCTCTTTTTCTCCTTTCTACCAAACTTTATGTGCTTGGCCTGTGAAGCACTTCGATGGGATTGTACCATCGAACTCCGAAAATTCGTTGTTTTTTCAGAGTTTTACTGCGGATTTCCGCAGTTGTCGTATTTATAATACTACGGATTTCCGCAGTTGTCAAGCGATTTGAACGAAAACGTTGAAAAAAATTGCAGTTTTTTTTATAATGAAAAAAAAGACAAAAGGAGATAGAGATGAACATTGAAAAATTACAAGAAATTCGCAAGCGAAAAAAAATAACTTATAAGAAACTTGCCGAACTTTCAAATATTCCTGAACGTACCATATATGATGTTATGTTGGGAATAACAAAAAACCCCCGGATAGACACAATGCAGGCGATTGAGAACGCGTTAGGAATTAACGATGGCTCGCCACTTGATAATGCGAGAGTTGATTTGCTTACGGATAAGGAAAAAAGGCTGTTAGCAGCGTTTAACAGCTTAAGTGAAGCATTAAAAGATTTTGCGTTGGAAACTATTGAAAATCTTGCCGAACAGGCACAAAATACAGAATTGAAAAGGGCTTAATAAAATGGATATAGAAAATAGGTTAAAAAAATATTTAATGAACTAGGGCTTTTAATTAAAGAGTATATTTTAGAGAGAGAAAATAGACTAAAACAATTTAAAGTAATTCAATTTCCGAGCGTTCCGAAAAATCAAAACACAAAGGAGATTGATATGATGCTTAAAATTAAAGGCGTTTCGATTACGTCGCACCCGAGAAAAGACGGACGGTATCAAGGCTATTACTCGGACGGCAAACTTAAACAGTACGTTTACGGGAAGACTAAAGACGAAATCGCCGAAAAATTGCAAAAATTAATTAAAACAGGTATTACAAAAAAACAAAAGGCGATAAACGGAGTGCCGATAGAGTTTGACGCGTTTACACAGTACTATTTTGAGAACTTCCGCAAGCGCAAAGTTTGCCCCTCCACCATAAAAGCCGACTTGTACCGCTATAATGGATACATAAAGCCCGTTTTCGGCAAAAAAACGTTAAAAAGTATAACCCCTAAAGAGTGCCAAGACCTTATTGACAAAATTAACGCAGACGGTAAAGGCAAGACGGCAGATGAGGTTTTTTCTATTCTTTCAATCATTTTCAAGGGAGCAATAAAACACGGCATAATTGCCCGAAATCCGCTCGACATTATATTCCATAAGCAGCACGAACGGGTGAACGGAAAAGTCCTTAAAATCGACGATATAAAGCGTTTAATGGCAAGCGGCAGCGAATATTTGACACTTTTTTTAATTGCACTTTTTACAGGGTTACGCCCCAACGAGTACGAAAAGTTTGAGATTGACGGCGAGTTTATAAAAGCCGTAAATAGCAAGAGAAAAAACGGAAAAACCGAATATAAACGTATTCCCATAATGCAAGAGTTAAAACCGTTCTTAACGGATGTTTTTACAAAAATACCAAAATATGAGCGGTTAAGGGTGGAGTTTAAGCGAATTATGCCCGATTTTTCGCTTAAAGACCTACGAAAAACTTTTAATTCACGCTGTATAGAGTGTGGTATAAACGAGACAGCTAGGAAGATATGGATGGGGCACTCTCTAGGCGAACTCGGAAAGGCATATACCGAACTTTCTGACGATTTTTTCTTAAAAGAAGCGCAAAAGTTTTATTTTTTTACCAAAGTTTGACACTAAAATTGACACTTTTTTGAAAAATAGCTGACTGAAAAGCCCTTAAAAGTGGACAAAAGGCATAAAAAAACAGGGTGTTTTCAACTTTCTACCAGTCAAAAACACCCTGTAAGTGGGCATAAGCCCTTATTTTGGTGTGAAGGATGGGACTTGAACCCGAACTATAATCGCAAACCACAATATATAGATATTTAATTAATGCAAAAACCACTATATATAGTATTCGGAACGCTCGGAAGTTTTTGACATTAATTTGACATTTCTATTGTTTGGTCTTGCTTTTTCTTAATTTCTTGTAAAATTACCGTACGCTTTAAATACGCCTCAATCGTTCTGTCGATTGCGTGTCTTCCCGACATCCAACCGATAATGAAGTTAATTATAGTATTTGCCACGTCATATAGAATTGAGATGACAGAGACCTTTCCTATTACGACGTTAAAGCCGATAAGTGACGAGAATAACGACAATATAATAGTTAGGGGAAGCGTCTTTGATATATTTTTTAAGTTCTCCCCGGGAGCATTAATAATGTAAGGGTTTTCACTTGATTCTGCCCTTTCTGTTGGGGTGAGAAAATAAGTATAATCTAACTTGACGTATTTAATGTTTACATATTGTATATAGTTATTGATATAATCGTTAGTGGCTTGAGCCTGTAACTTGGTTATTTTAGCCTCTAATTTGCCGATTTTTTTCTCGCGACTTTTTGAAAAGCGTAATGTTTGGGAATAGAATAAATCGTCTTTTTTCGATAATAATTTACCGATTTTATATGACATTCTCGCCTTATACGCTTCTTTTTTATTTTTTAAGTTTAAGTCGCTTACAAGTTCCTTGACCCGCGATTTGTCAACATCTTTTGCTTCAGTAATGAAATCTTTTCGCGCATTAAGTACATCTTCCGAATACAACGCGTTTTGATAACGCAAGTCCGCGCCTACGTATTTAGTCGCTACGTTGACAATAAGCCGCAAACATACTCCGATAATTAACGGAATAATCGCGACTGTTTTTAAGTCAAAATTAAACTGAAAAAGCGAACCGATAGTTGATGTTGCTATTAAGATGAGTATAAGTATTGCGCTCGGCACAACGTTAAGAAGGCTTTTCTTAACGCTACCGTTCGCGTCTTCCATCTTGCCTTTGAAATTATCGAAATCTTTTTTAAAATCGTCAAGCATTTCTCTTTATCCCCCCTTATTTATTCTTCGGCAGCAAACCCGTAAGCCATGCGCCACGCGTCTTTGTCGCCCATTGCCGGGGCTGTATTTTTAATCTTCACCCCGTCAACGAGCTTATAAGACATTAAGTCGTAAGTATCGGCGACCGTCTCGACAAAAGAGGCTATTAGAGCCGAAATACTGCCGATAGAGGCGATTAAAATTACTTCGTCGGACAAGTACCTCATAACTATACTCATTGCCAACAAGGCTATGTTTATCGACAATAGCGTACGTTTTTTGAATGCGTCTATTATGTAATTTTTAAACGCTAAAACAATGCCAACGAAAATCATTATTCCCCAAAAATTGAAAGAGCCGCCATCGTTGGTATACGCTCCTAAATTGATGAAGAATAACAATGTCATCGGTATAAGATAGACGAGAAACGCGAACAACTTATATTGTAAGCATTTTCCGCGATTTGTAAGTTTCATATTACACCTCTTACATTGTTATTTTTTTAATTTCTTCTTCGGCTTCCGCGCCCTTAATTTCACGTATATACTGTTTAAGTTGAATATTCTCTTTTTCGAGAGCATTCAAAACATTATGTTCGGGAGCCGCGGTCAATGCCGCAACCGCTCCGTCGCTCTTACTCCAAGCGTTTATTGCACCGTTGATTATTGCGTCGAGCTTAGCGAGTATAATTTCAAGTAGTGCTTTTTGTTCCGCGTAAACCGCCCCGTCAAGTTTAAGATTATTGACAGCCTTAGCGAGTTCTCCCGAGAATAGCGATTGTAACGCTTCCTTAATTTTCGTAATATCGGTTGAAGTTAGTAACGTCTGTAATTCTTCTGTCTGCTTTTCGAGATTATTGATACTCGCAAGCGCGGCTTTATATTTTGCTTTTGTTTTTAGAAACGGAATTAACGCTCCGAGACTTGTTAACAATGCACTCCCGGCACCAATAATAAGGGGAAGTATTGTGTTCGCAAAGTAGCCGTTTGCGTCTCCGAGATAAGTATTTACTTTCGAAATGAGTTCCGCCACCTTGGTATCGGTTTGCTCGGGTTCGGCGGGTTGTTCTTCCTGGATAACTTCCACGTCTTCAACCCCTCTCACATGCACGGACGAAGCCGTAAGGGCAGTTAATATAAGCCCGATTGATAGAATTAAGCATACGCATAATATTAGTTTTTTCATTGTTTTCTCTCCTTTACATAATGATTTCGTGTAATTTTTCAAGGGCGGTAAGCCTTTTGTCGATATTATCGAGGTAATCAAAACATTGTATTTCTTGATCGGTCTCGATAATTTTTAACGGTAGAATATCCCACACCTTTGCCTTGTCTCCGCCGACATATAATTCAACTTGGATGTTGAGTTTTCCCGCAAAAATAAAGCTTTTGGGAACGGCTAATGTTTTTGAAAACTTAAACGTTTCTTTTTCCGTACCGTTCTTAATCTTAACAACCGCATTAGTAAGGTCATAACGCGACGTAAAATTAAGCGTTAGAGTTTCGTTTTTCGCAATTAAAAAAGGCTCGTCAGTTGTTTTGACAAGCCTTTCTCTATCGAGTTTTATATTTAGATTCATCTTACACCTCCAACTCTTCAATCTCGTGCTTTTCCCACTCTTGTGTAGGAATACTGTTTTTATTCACAATTTTGCTTGTAAAGTAAAATCCATCTTCTTGCGGTTGTTCGGTATAAACAATTTCTTTATACCCTGCCTGTAAATACTGCTCTTTTGTGGGGTTTACTATTTCATATTCGTTAGAAAGTTTTAAGACTTTCGGTGCATAAATAAGTTTTTCATTTTCAAACTTTGCATATTTCATAATTACTCTCCTTAATTTACATCTGGACCTAATATAAAGTCTTGACCTGAAGTAGCTGAATTGCTATAACGCGTATCATTAACTAAATCATATAAAAAAGGTTTATTATCAGATTTTCGATAGCAAGGAACTAACTGCCTTATAACACCACTACTATTTTCTATTTCTACATAATAAATACGTATATTAGCATACTGGTCGTTATATCCTCTATATCTACCGAAAAGTGGCATTTTATATGAACTACCGGGATAATTCCTACCTGTAGTAAAAGTAACTGTTTGCTTCTCGTTTAATGTAGCAGTTGAAGATGAAGAACTGCCAGAGTAACTTTGTAAATTAGCATTGTTTACCAAACCCCATGTGCTAGGAGTTACATTTGCATCATAAATTCCGAATACCATAGACGCATTCGAAAAAGCCAAAGGCATATAAGTAAAAGTTACTTTCAAAGATGGGGTTATATCACAAATATATCTTATTAGTTGTCTGTCGCCGCTTTGCAAATACTCGACTTCTTGATATTCGGCAGGCAATCTACTACTAGTTTTTGAAATACCTATAATTGCTCTTCTTCTGTCCATAATCATGCCCCATAATTAGTTTCAGCCGAATAAATAACCCATTTACCTATGCTTACTTTATATTGAGCATTCAATTCGACAAATACATTACTTCCAACACTATCAAAATTATATATAGCGTTTGTCGTATCTCTTGTTAATGTAGTAGCCGTTGCACCACTAACAAACTCTATAATAATTGTATCGCCGTCATTTGCATTAGTTGTCTGGAAAGTAATACTTAACGCAGTTAACGTTCCTAATGCGTAACGAGTATTAGCGGTTAAGGTCAACATCTGTGTAGTAGGTGTTAAATCAGTTGACTGAGTGAGTTTGTCTTGCTTATTGATTAAATCGGTTTTAAGTGCAAGATTACTCACATCTCCACTTGTATAATTGTTCAAATCATCAATAAGTAACGCATAATCTGCGGGATAAAAAAATCTATTACCATGCGGCACAGCAATACTTTCAGTTCCGTCCGAAACAAACTCCATTGTGCCAAAATCGTCAACTTCTACATTTTCGGCGAAAGTCTGATTACCTATTGTCTCAATCGGTGTAGCGAGTTCGTAGTATATATCTGCGCTCGATAATGCTTTCGTAAGCGTTATAACATTACCGCTCACCGTTCCCCAGTTCGACAATATACCTAACTTACACACAACATTTGCCGTGTCGGATTTCATATCCGATATAGTGATTGTGTCGCCGATTGCTCCCGTTTGAGAACTCAATACACCTATTCGCTGTATCTTTTTACCGTCGGGAAATTGACTGTCGTAAACCGACCCAGCACTTCTTAACAAGGTGTTCGGTAAAGCATATTCGTGCTTGACATAACTTTCATAATTATCACGACTACCATCCCACGCAAGATTGAATATGATATTCGTATCGGTCGAGCCGACAATCTTAACATAATGCGTATCTTTTGTAAGCGTTAAGCCACAATCGGGGTTGTTGGGATACCCCGTAACAATATTGTGTAATTCGGTAAGAGTTCCCACGCCACTTGACTTAATAAGCGTCTTATTATAGTCGTATTCGTTTACCGTACCGTCGTTTAAAGGTAGTAAACTCGTACCGCTTAAACGAGCAAGCCTATAAGTCTGACCCGAGATTACAGGTATATACTCGTCTTGTCCGTTAAACTGATTATAACCTGTCGTTAGCAATTTATTTGATTTGCACGATATAAGTTCTTGTGTTTGAGGATAATAAGTTTCAGGGAAAAGTCTATTAAACTCTTCAATTGTTGTCGGTTCGTTCCCTGCACCAAACATTTCCGTAAGGTCGAAAAGTTGGGGATAAAAAGTAAGGTTATTAACGGTTGTTCCGCTCTCCACGCAAACTCCGATGCCATAATTTACATTATTGTATATGGCTAATTTCCCATTCCCTATATCTTTAAATTGATGATAACTTCTATCGTCTAAGTAATATGTGCTTGCCGAACCACCTTTCGGACAACCGCGCAATAAAACCTTATGTCCTGTAATGGCTTGTTTTGGGATAATATGATTAACAGAAAACTGAGCAGAGCCTGTTGCTGTTCCATTAACAACAACTCTACCATCGGAATAAAAATTACAAGTTATTCCGTTCCTGGTCTCTGTGGACGGTGTCTTATCGCTACTTAATATCTGCAAAAAGGGAATTGTATTTCCCCTTAATTCTAATTGTTTTGCAATCGGCGCAGTCGGTGTTTCGGTCGTGTTACTGTTCGTTCCTGTTCCTTGTAACAAAAACGGCTTGTCCTGATACGAACCGCTTTCGTCTGATACATTTTCGAGTTGTTCGGCAACAAGAGACTTACTTGCGATTATATCTCCGTCCTCTATCGCTTTTTGAAAAGCCTGTCTGAACGCTTTTAAACTCTCTCTATTCACTAACTTATCGTTCATAGTTAATCTCCCATTACATAATCAATATCGGTCGTTGTATTCATATACACAAGACCGTCTGTTAATGCCTGTGCGGTTATATCGCTCGATAGTGCAATACCTGCTATCGTTCTATTCGTAGGAACGTAACCCGACAAGTCTACGAAACCTGCCAACTTATCCCACGCCGTACCCGTCCAGGCGTAATTATCGCCTGTTGATTGAACGTCGTATACGTCTCCGACGGTTAAACCTATCGTAGGTAAATCTTCGTAGGTCGCAACCGAACCCTTAAATCTATATACACTTGAAATCGCCGTGTCTATTGCAGTTTTTATTCCCGCACTTGTAACGGGGTTGCTACTCCCCGCCGTTGGCGTACTGTCAAACGTTAGAGCGTTTTGCTTGCCGTTCCACGTCGCTTTTTCACTAGCCGACACAAACTTATTTGTAGTGTCCGTATCACTTATATCGTCGGCGTTTAATATAATGTTTGAGGAGAGTGCTTTTCCGTTTATCGTCCTACTCGTAGGAACGTAATTCGCGGCAACGGTTGTCAAAATAGCGTTCCACGCGTCAATATCCGCCTGTGTAACGAACTTATGCGCTTGTCCTATATCACTGACAAGGTCACTTAAAAGCGGCTCTTCTGACGTAATAATCGGCTGATAATCTCCAAACTTTTCTTTGAGTTCTTCTACCGAACTATTCATGTCGTTGACAATCGCCAAGATCTTTTCATAAATGTCAGCAGACGGTGTCTCGGGCAGATTAGGAGCGACACCTTTTTCAACAGTGAACATTGCTGCTTTTGTATTTATCTTTTGGGTTGCAGTTATGACGGAAAACTGTACAAGCACTGTTCCTGCATAAGTCGTAACGGCGGCGGGGATATCTACCGACCACATATATAAAGTGTTTGTGCCGTCATTTATCGGTGCTAAACTTGTCTCCCCCGCCATAAGATATGCAGTACTAACTTCGCCATTAGGTAAAGTATACTTGCAATATACTTGGGCATTTACAAACGGCGCGGCAAAATATATCGTATTTGCGTTATTCGAGCCTTGGTATACTCTCTCGGGAACGCGTTTCATTAAGGTTCCGCTTGCTGTATAATATAAAATCATAATTACTCCTTTTTAATTATAAACGTCTTCTTTTATTGCAAAATATAAAGTCGCCCCATCTTCGAACGACTTATTCTGACCGATTATCAATTCCCCGCCTGTGTGTATCACTTGCTCAATTTCGTTTCCGTCTTCGTCTTCCACCGATATGATTTCGTCTATCGGTGCTGTTATTAGAGCCCACGCGACATACCCAGACTGCGGCAAAAGCGTCAATGTATTACCGCTTATCGTATAATCGTTATCGGATAGCTCCGTTCCGTTTGTCAAGTCAAGTTTAGGCGATATTGTGTTGAACGTTTGCGTAAATCCGTATAATTTCATCAACTCACGGTTACGATTTACTAGGCAACTGTTACGCATTAGAGCAGAGCCGATTATTATATCGGAACTATAACTTACCGTTGCTAATTCGTAAGTTATTTGAGGCACTTCGCGGCTGTCTTTTCTATACTTAATACATTTACCCTTAACGTTAGTGTCAATGACTGCCACGCCGTCATTTACGGTTATATTAGGTATTTTCTCCGCGGTGTTCGCATTACTCATAACACCGCCTTTTAACGTAATGCCGAGATAATAGAACCGTCCGTAATAGTCGTTATACGGTACGTAGTCCGTCCAGTATCCCGAAACACCCCCTGACCCCTGCGCTGTTACCCACTCGACGTTTTGCCCTGCGGAATAGTTGTCCGCAAAAGACGCGGTAAATAACATTGAATTACCCGAACTTGACGAAATTACAGGCAATACAATACTTTGCGAATTTCTAACCGGTTGTAATTCTCCGCTCTCTTCGCGCTTGATGTATCGCTTAAATATCGCCGCAGATACGGGATTTATTGTATTTCTATTAAGCAAATACCTTAATATGTTGTTTTGTGCAAAAAGTACGCTACTATCCGAAGAAATCTCATTTTTTGAGACTACTAAATACTCACGAATTACGCTGTCGCGGTTAAACGCTTGTTTTTCGGATACTTCCCACATACGTTTTTCGGAGTTTATGCCTACATACTCAGATAAACGGTTAAAATCTTTCGATAAACCTAATGTACAGCGAATATATGTCGGTAATATTTCGGTATTTACCGCCGAAATATAATAATTATCGTCGAACATTGAGCCTACTTTTGGAATATCCGACAAAAACGCAAGATTATATGAGTAAGTTTTTTCGACGTTACCCATACGAGCGACTGCACCTTTAAGATTCTCGCCATAGTATCTTGATTCAATGATATTAGCGCTCTGATTATACGCAAGCGTTCTAGGAACGCCACCGACAACGACTGCCTTATGTGTTTTTATTCTCGTCGAATATAACGGTAAATACTCAATTCTAAATTCGAGTTCCATTAACTCGCGATAACTTAATTCTAAATTACTTATACCTGTAACTGAACGCAAAATATTAACTATCGCGTAACGGTTGAAAATACCGTCAATCGCGTGCGGCGACCTGAAAAACAAGCCGCTTATATTCTTCTCGCCCTGTTCGTAATATAGCGCATAAGCCTTACAATATGGGTAAGTACCTTGATAACCCGACAATAAATCATAGTCGGATTTTTCAAAAACATAAGGCGTTAAATCCCATAATCCGACGTTATTCTTATACTTAACGCAATACAACTTATATTCGCCGCCCACCTGATAAATCGGCTTAACCGTCGGAATAATAGAGTTGTTATCGTCCTGTAACCTTATAGCCGTTGTTTCGCTACGGAGACTTATACCGCCGTTATAGAATGGCTCTACGATAACCCCTTGCGCCCAGTCAATCTTATTAATCATATTATCGACTGAACTATCGAGCGCGGTACAGTAATCGTTTACGTCTGTTTTAAACTCTGCAACAACGGGTTGTTTAAGATTTTTTATGTTCGATTTTTTAGTTTCGCCGTATTTATCAAACCTAAACTTGTAATATCGCTTATTCCCGTCGTAACCGTATCCCGTTATTCTGAACTCGCCGTGTATATATCCGCCTATCTGTTGCATTTGCTCACGGAACGTCATTTTCGTAAACGTAAACTCGGGTGCTAATATCTTGTCAAATTCGGCGGCTTGCGAACCCTCTTCATATCCGCTAACGTTTCCCGTCGCATTATCGTAATTTATGCCCTCAAGCCTAAATCTCGGCTTATGACCGTATTTCAAAGGCTCTATAATATCACAACAACGCGCGATTACGTCTGTTATTGTGTATTTTTTTAAGGGGCGGCGGTTGGCTACCGCGGAAAATATATATTCTAAGGTCCCTCGAATTGTCTGTATTGTCCCTGGATATATTATAAAACTATATGTTGCTCGATATACCCCGCCTAGTATATTATAAGTATAATCATTGCCCGTTATTTGCTCGTTTGTGTTGATATCAATTACACTATTTAAGGCTAAATTATTGTGACTTTCTGCGGCTGCCCCCGAATCTGCGTTATAGACCTCTTCTGCTGTTGGAAGAGTTATCTCCCCTATACTATATATATGAGGAAAAACCTGACTTATATAGGTATCACGACTAATTGTATCGCCAGTAGCTACTAAAACTAATGTTCTTGTACATTGTGCATATATCATTTCGCAATTAAAAAAGCACCCAAAAAGGTGCTTTATCTCCTAAATATTTAATTAAAAACACCTAAAAAGGTGCTATTTGTTTGTTTTTTAAATATTATTTTCGCCAGCTATTTATAATCGGGACTTCTTTTGGCTCCATAATTTTATGATTAAAAGAATATTTATTATTAAGTTTATTAGAAAAAGAATGGCAAATATTATATAATTTACAACATACTCCCCAAAAATAGAATACACTGTATTACTTATATCTTCATTTATAATGTTATATTGGTTGATAAGTGCATCAATCATTTTTACACTATAAATAATATCAACAACTAAACAGTAAATCCCCACGCCCAAAAGCGCAGCCAGCAACACAGTTAAAATGATTTTTTTCTTCGTAGACATAGTTTTTTACCTATTATGTTTATATAAATCTAAACTTAAATCAATTCCCAAAATATGAGCCACACGACTGCATTTACTACCACGTTTAATAATAAGTCGACAATCTTGTGCATCAAATCTTACAGAAATCAATTTGTCATCGTTTGTTAAGGAATAATCAAGGCTGTTTATGAACTTTTTATTAAACTCACCTACGCATATATATTCCTTGCCTTGTTTTTTGGGTAAAGTGTTAAACTTATCCCAAGTTAAGTTTGACATTTCAGACAATTTAAGGCTTAACGCGCTTATTGCTTCTGCCATTTTAGAGTTTTGTTTTTTGCTCTTAAAGCAATTAAAATTATGCTCATCGTCCTTGCATATATGGGCATAAGAAAAAAGTATCGTTTCTTTACTTGCAGAACACGTTTTAATCTGTGCCCTTGTCGGAGAAAAAGTCCTTGTCTGTTTTTTATTTATCATTATACTTGGACAATTTCTCTCTTGAAATAACTGACTATACTTTCAAAAGTAATTTCTTCTCCACTTTTGGTATTTTTCCACGGATCCTCATCATGCGTCATATTACGCAATCCCCACGCGGAATATTGCCCAAAAACATTATATACTTCTTGTAATATTGCTTCCGTTTCCGCGTCGATATTGACAACTTTATATCTCGTTATGCCTTTATCGCCATAACTTTTGAACTTGTCATATAATGCTTCTACAACCGGGCCGTGTGTCCAGTTATATATTTTTTCTGCGAATAAAGGCGTACCTCTCATTGCCCCATAGCAACCTTGTGCGTAATATAAAAGTTTTTGCAATTTTAGATGCGTGATATATTCGCCACCGTTTTCGTTTGTATCTTCAATGGCCTTGTTTATAAACCATTGAGCAATATCAATCGCTTTATATTGTTGTGCCATACTTTAACTCCTTACCGTATTTATTATACCATAATTACGGCTAAAAAGTTTATTTATTATATTTATATAATAAATAACGCAAAAAGTTTACTTTTCAACGCTTATATGACAAACGTTATTGATATTCTAGTCGGGTATTAAAGGAAGAACAAACTCGACTAATTTATGCCAATCTTCGGTTGACCTGTCACCCTTCTTTCATAATTATATCATTTCTGTTTCCTTTGTCAAGTATCCAACCGCCATTGAGCCTGTATCGTGTCGCCTTGCGGAACAGATGCAAACGCTCCGCTTGCAGCAAAACGCAACCCAACCGACCGGTTGAAAGCGTTATAGTTAATCACTTCGGCCGTGTCATAATTATAGGTTAGTATAGCACCTCGCGGCATTTCCGTTTCACAAAACCATAACTGTGTTATGTAGCCGTCCTGTTCAACCATCTGCCCGTTTCGGATAATCGTAACCGTCTCCGTTTTTATATTCGGTAAGAAATATTGAACTTTAATAGTTCCGCCTTGTGCGACAGAATTAAATGCACCGTTTTTATAAAATCTTATGCTTATATTATCGTTTGATTCGTCAAATCTTAAAACGGTAGCATTGTCGCCGTTATAATATAGTCTTGTGCCATACGGTAATTGTACAATAGGGGCATTCATACTCCAAGATTGAGAAATATAGTCTCCGCTAATGGAACTTTGCCCTGTTCGGTTAATTGAAACATATCCCACGCCACCACTACTTATGAAATCGTTTCCGAGTGTGTTGGTAAAGGATATCGGGTCTCCGATAAATCCCTCCGCTATTTTTGTTAGTTCTATAAGATATAAATTGTGGTCATATGTTTTTTTACCCGCATTCGCGCCGTGCTTTATCTTGAGCCCTATAACCTCGCTCGAATTATCGCTTGCCACTATGAAGTCTCTTCGTAAGGTTTCCGTAATACGTTTAGTCGTTGCGTCATAGGTTATAATTACGTCGGGGTTTTCCGACCTTGCTACGACTTGATTATAATATGCCGAAGAAAACCGTGCTTTCGGTGTGTTCGTAAGAATAAGCGTAACAATCGTGAGCGGCTGTATATACTCGACGGGGATATGTTTCAACTGTAATTCTATTTCGTCAAGTCTCTCGTCTAACAGGTCAGCCATTTTTAATGGAAAAACGGCATTTTTAGTATACTCGACATAAGCGTCGGTGCCGTCGTTGTTTCGCATAAGAACCCTGAAATTATTCATATCTACTCCTTGACCCTCTCGCCCCCGCTCTTATATAATTGCGCATAATCGATTGATTTTCAACGCTCCTTTCGAGATTAAGTTTATACTGATTTTGCGAGTAAGAAACCATTTGATGCGCCGCACTTGCGACAAAGGTTGCAGCCATTACGGCGGGGTTTCCCCCGGTCAAAAGACCAGAGACAATAGTCGTTTCTAAAACGCTCATTAACTTATGCCCAACTTCATAATTGAACTGCGCCCGCTCTTGCATTTCGTTGGAACCGGTCCTTAATGCCATAGTGCCTATTTCAAACGACCTTATCTGCCCGGCAAAGGATTTAACAGTATGATAAGCGACCATGCCTTTACCGAGAGCTTTTCGCCCCTCCGGGGTTTGTACAAGACCTTGCCATTTTGCACTGGTACTTTCTTTCCCATCGCCCGCAATCGGACTCGTGCTTGTAACGTCTTCGCCTTTAATAGTTATCTGATAATGTCTATCAACCGCCATTGTGTAATTCCTCCCAGTCGGAAGTAACGGTTTTTAACGGCGCGGTGGCACAAATTATATCGCCGGTATTTACTGTGAACGCAGTCGCTGTGTTTTTCTTTGCAAAACCAAAAGTTTTTGAATTAAAATCGTAAAAATATGCGTCTCGCGCAAACGTAACGGTCGATATTTGTGCTCCAACCATTTCATAAACGCTGTAATTGTCGGGTAAATCGATTATCTCGTAATCATCACAGAGTTCTACAAGCGATAAGGTTTGTCCGATATTTTTAATCGTGTCGCCCGAGCCGTTATTTTCGCCATAACATACAAGATAATTCTGTTCGATTTTTGTATTCCCCGCCGCCTGTGGATATTTAACATTAAGAATATGTCCGACGTTGATTTTTCCGCCGAACAACCACGCAAACATACTCTCCGTTATAGAATTACGCAACGCGGGCAATTGAAATGATATTGAAAAAACCGACTGCGAAGCAATGTTCTTGACCGCTCCGTTGACGGTATCTGCATATATATTAGAGTCCGTTGTCGGCGTTCTGTAAGTTGTATTGACTTGAAACGGAATAATATTCCCGTCCAAGGTATAAACCACGTCATAAGTGTTAATACCGTTCTCGACTATCATATACGCCACGTAAACGGTATACGTGAAAGAGTCGCCTATAACTTCGACTTGGTCTCTTATGCCCGTCTCTGCTATCTGATATAGCGTTGAAACAAGATAAGTATGTTCCCCGTCTGTCAGTGGCTCCTGAGTATTCGCTTGAAACGCTGTTGTTAGCGCATTTCTAACGAGTTGTATTTTTGTTCGATTCCCGATTACCGTTTCAACAAACGCACCCTCTTCATCGTATAGGTCGATGTCGTTTTCTTCATCTTCCATTTTGAAAATAATTTGCAAGCGACAACCTACGGTCGCAAAAACCGTTCCGTCTGTAAGATTAGAATAGTCCGAACTTTGCAAAAATAATATTCCGTTTATTCTTTCCGTAACAGTATTCTGTTCTCTTAATGAACGTTGAAACTCTGCCGTATCCGCTGAAATCGCAAAAGTCAACCCTTGACTATTCTGATTAAGTTTTTCTTGCAATTTTTCCGCAAAAGTAGACAATGCTATCATTGTTATTCTCCGCTTAATATTTTTAATTCGCCGTGAAACTCTGCGGCAATCGCTCGCGCGACAATCTCCGTCGCGTCTTGCCACCACCCCTCATTTGGATTTTTCTTTCCGTGCCATCTCTTTGAAATCCACGGCTCGTTTGTAAACGGCATATAAGGCGCGATGTCTTCGTCGACAGAAATAACATAAGTATTCGTATTAGTGTATATTCCGTTTATTGCGTTGCGGCTCAAATTACCCGTATCATACGGCGCAACGACCTTGACCCATCTTAACGCTCTATCGCATACCTTATTGAACTGTGCATCCGTCATTTTAGCTCCCAGGGGTTCTCGTGCTCAATTAGCCTTATAATATATCGCGTCTGTATCGTCTCTTTTATGAGCCTTAATGCCTCTTTATTGTCTTCGTGTTTTACCCTTTTTATAATTCCCGCAATCTGCCAAAAAGTGCCGTCCTGCGTTACTACATAGCCTTTAATCTTAAACGGAACTTTATCGTCCGTGCTTATAGTCTGTACTCCGCGCTCCGTTCTGATATTGTCGAGCATTCTCGCATAAGAGCGATCGCTTTCGTCCACTATATCGTAGTCGAAAGTAATGCCGTTATCCGACGGTGTCTTGGGTTGTTTCGCATAATATGTGCCGGTTAAGACTTCCGCATCCATTATTGTCATCGCGTCTAAAAAATCCATAATTTACCACCTTGTATGGTCTAGCGAACAATACCTTAACTCGCCCGTGAAACATATCGATGTGCCTATTTCCGGTATCGTCTGCAAAAGTATCTCTTTAGCCGTATCGTCGAACCATAATTCGCGTTTATTCCTGTCGGGAGAACGCGATAAATCGCCTACAGTCAACCAGTATAACAGTTGCTGCTCCATCGCCGATTTTATAATTTCCCTTGCTTTAGGCGATTTTGCGATGATGTAATTTTGCAAATCCGTATTCATATTGTGTTCGTGAATATATCTATAAGTCTGTATCGATACTTGATTTAGAACGGTTCTTATAGTGTTCTCGTTCTTGAACCGCTCCGTTAGATTGATTGCGAAATTGTCAAATATATCCTGTTCCGTAAGAATATATCTATGAGCGTCGTAATCGTATGTCATATAATCGTCTGAATAAGGGTACAGCATTGAAAACTCTCCTAAAAATAGTTAATGGTGGCGGTTGTTACGTACAGCCGCCAAAACGCGAGATAAAGAGATGCGAGACAGTGGAAAGGGGCTTTTAAGTAAATGCTGGAATTGTCCGCATTTACTTATACAAAAACCCCTTGGAAAACTTAATTACGCGTTAGCAAAAGTCGCGTCCGCGGAGTTGAACGTATAGGTCGTTACAACACCGGTCGTCCACTTAACCGTTACAACGTGAGGCACGGTCTTCGATACGTTAGTAGTAAGTATCAAGGAGCCGTCATCTTCAAACGCCGCTTTCGTATAAGTGTTCGTATATCCGTCGCCCGTGCTGGTTACGATATTACCGCTGGGGAGTTGCGATTTATTCGTAATTGCGGGGTTAGATATTTTAACCGTAATTCTGTTCCCTGCGCCAAGTCCGAGCGATGCGTCAGCTTCCGCATAAGGTACTTCACCTGTTATGTTCAACATACCGCCGCTAGGCTGTACACTGTAAGTTACATTGCCGGGAGTAAACGTATTGTCGGCGAAAGTGCCTGCAACCGCATAATCGGACAAATCGGGAGCAACTTCGACCTTGGAGCCGTTGCCGTAATTTGCGTTGGTGAAACCGTAAGAACGAATGACTTCGTTGAACGAGTTCGGAGCAACGACAGGAGCACCGGTCGAAGAAATCGGGTTGCTGAAATCGGCGAGATTGTTCGAAGTCTCTACCACAAGAGCGATAGAAGAACCACGCGTTACGCCTGCACCCCATCTCCACAAGTTCTGTATCTTCGTGCCTATTGCGTTGCCGGGGTTAGGTATCGGGTTGATTTCCATAGAAGCACGGCCAAAGCCCGTACCTTCAGCGTTTGCGATAAACGCAACAATCTTGTTGAACTGCGCGAAGTTAGACGCGTTGATGCCAGCATAAGCCGCCGCCTGTCTCCAATACGAGTCAGGTACAACCTTGATATAAACACCCGCATAAACGCCACGGATATTTCTACCGATAATCTTACCGTCTTCGGTTATGCCGCCGCCAAGTAAGAACTTCTGCGGTAAATCACCCGCACCAAGAATAATACCGTTGCCGGCACGGAACAATTTATCCCAAAATGCCTGCTTAACCATAATAACGCTCTCGTTAAGGTCGTATTGAACCATACCCTCGCTCCAAGAAGTCTGGGGGTTGGTCATAGCGCCGATTAACGCGTTCATTATTCCGCCCATATAACCCTGATTGTCCGCGTTAGCGGGGTTGAACGGGATTATATTGCTGTTTTCGGTGCCCGCCGCCCTTGCAAGACCGCCGACGAGCTGCGTAGCAAGAAGATACGAGTCTTCCATGTTCGCGACAGCGTTAGGTATCTGTCTAGTTCTTTCGGCAGCGAGAGGCAAGGACACCATATCTTGCGAAAGGTTGTATATAATGTGAGCCTTGTCGTAAACCTGTCTGAACTCTATGTCAATACCGTTGGTCTGCGGTATTTCGGGAAGCTCGGTATTTTCTAAACCGTCGTTGTTCGGAGTGCCGGGGAGAGTCGTTCCGGGATATACGCCGAGAGAAATAGTCCTCGGAGCATAAGCGGGCGGCGACATAATCGGTATTCTAACCGAAGAAGCACCCTTTGCCTGCGCGGTTCTTGACGTAAATCCGAGACCGTCCGCGTAAATCTTCGCGCTTAAAAGCTGTCTCATCCATACGTTGTCGAGAACCCTGTCTGTGAGAATATCCTTAACGTTAGGATAGTTCCCGTTTCCTACGCCGTAGTTATCGTAAGCGGCGCGTAAGTTGGTCATTACCTGTGCGTATACGCTTCTATCAGATAAGCCTTCAGTTTCAATAATTGCCATTTTTTAATCCTCCTTTAATCAAGCAATTTGTTAATATCCGCGTCGCTGTAAGTTTTTGCCGCGGGTTCGCTCGTGCCTTTCGGCGACAAGCCGTATTTGACACGCGCGTCATCGAGTTTGTCCACGCTTGCCAATTTACCTACCATTTCCTCTAAACGTCCTAAACGTTCAATAATATCTTTCATATTGTCGTCCTGACGTTTATTTGTGTCGTCCTGTTTCGCTTCGTGAACTTCTTTCGCTTTTTCTTCGGCGGTGGGGTCGTCTTTTTTCAATTCTTCCACATCGCCTTTACCGTCGGCATGTTCCGCGCCTAACGCTTCATGTTCACGAGCAGCAGCAGTCTGACTGTCTTTCGTTCCGTCTTTCTCTTTTTGCTCGCCTATACTTTCGTGTATACGGTCAGCAATCGATTGATGAAACGCTTTTTTGTCGTCTTCCGAAAGGTCTTCATATGCCTTTCTTACGTCTTCCAAAGTGCTCATTTTGTTTTTTCTCCTTTCTTTTATTTTTTTTATAAAATTAAACATAAGGTTCTCCCCTTGTTTTTGTATTAAAAAAGCACTCGCCTCAATGGGTAAGTGCTATAAACTTGTTATAACATTGTTATATTATTTTCGTTCTCGATGGATAATAGGCTCGTCCGTTTTCTCTCGAATACCTTATATATTCCTTATTCCACTCAATTGCTTTTTTCCGCGCCAAGGAATACCTTTCTCCGTCAAGTCCTTTGCTTGTCAACGCTTCCGTTCTCCATTTCCGAACTTCACGCTCTAATTGCCGTTGTTTAAGCGTTATAGCATATTGTTTGCGCTCTTCTTCTACGTTCGGTTGGGGAAAACGATAGCCTGATTTATATGGAATAAGAAAATGCCGACAGTTAAATCCAAGGAGACCGTTTTTGTAAGTCTTTCCCGCTTTCGTAGTGTAGAAAATATCCGTCGCATTTTCTATCGGCTCATATTTTCGTCCATCGTCCGTTGTGCCGTATGTTCCGTCAAGCGAATAAACTTTACCTTGCCAAGGTCGGCACCTGTCCGAACAATCAGCGTGAACGCTTGCGATGACTAACTTATGCCCCGCCGCCCTTAACTCTTCTATCTGTTGTAAATGGTCATTGTATCTAACTTCCATCTCTGCAAGATTGCGAAGAGAATTACGCCCCGAAACGTCGTTCGGGTCTTTTGCCTGTATAGAACATAAATTGTCTAATATCGGTGTTACATTCTCTCTGAAATAATCTTGCGAGAACTTTTTCAAGGGCACACCGTAAGCATTTTGCGTAGGTACAAACACTTGATTATCTTCAATATATATCCCTTGCGACCGTAACGCCATTACGCGCCCATTTTGTGGCGTTATGCTCTTGTTTAGCAAGTCAGTAAGAACAAATATAACCGCAAGCTTACTCGGCGTTATTCGGCTTATTTCCGCATATTGTTTGTTATAAAAACTAACAAGCGATAATCTGGCGGCGGCAAACAAAGACGGGATTTTAATGCTTTTTAGTGCCCGTTCTATAATCGGTATTATTAAGTTATTGATGCGCGGTTTCGGGGTTCGGCACAAGTATTCTCGCCGCACCGTCTCCCGGATTTCCGCTTCCGCTTCTTCCAACACTATCGCTTGGTAATTCAGCGGTCTGTTTGCTATTATCATCCAATAATCCTTGATATTCTTCGCTTATTCCGTCATATATACTGTTTGCCTTGTTGTCGGCTTTGATTTTCTCCATATATTCCGCGGTTTCGGTTTCCGTTAAGTTGTTGACTTCTTTAACCGCGATTTCGTGAGGAATTAACTGCGCTTGTAAGTTCTGCCTTATATTCTCGTCATACAATATCTTATTGCCGATATAATCACTCAACTGTATCTGTATGTCGTCGGAAAATCCCTCTTGGTACATAATCTCACGCAGCGCTCTGTTGATTACGGGAGTTATAAGCCCGTGTATTTCCCTGATTGTCGCTCTTGTAAGATTTTCTTCCGCCGTCACCTCCGTTGCGGTCTTTGCCGAATTGTCGGGTACAAGATACGGGAATATTGACGTCGGGGAAAAACCCGCTCTTACACAAGCCGCTCTCTCATACATCTCCCACATCTTGCCGTACTGGTCGGCTCTTATGTCGAATTGTACAGGCGTCGGAGACATCTTGTCTTTATCGAACATTGACGGCATTACGTAGACAAAGCTTTCATCGTGATAGCCTTTGAGCTCGGTAGTCGTAACCTGGAAATCTGTTCCCGGGTACTGCTGCTGTAATCTGTTGAGCGTATCCTGTAAGAATTGTTTCGGTACAAGTATTTTGCCCTCGCCGTTCATTACGTCCATGAGCGAACCGCTGAAAACTACGTCAATGCTCCACAACAAGTCTAATGCCCCGTATAATATCGGGTCACCAAGCGGAGCGTCAGGTATACAAGAGTTTGTCGCTGTCCTGGACATTAACCATACACCCAAGCCGTCTCTACAAGGCAACGGCAATTCTTCGTTTGTCTGTGATATCCCGAGTTTTCTTAATTCTCTCTGAACCGCTCCCGGCAATCTATCATATTTAATTCCTTTAAGAGAACTATCGGGGAGAACAGGGCTTTTTTCCGTTCCCGCCTTGCAAAAAACTTTATACACGATTACGGGGATACCGTAATCGTTATATTTTCGTTCTTCGACAAGCCAATATGTACTCTCGACTGTATTTTTCATTTTAGATAACAACGAGATGAAGAAAACAGCGCTCGTAACTTCGCCGTTCTCGTCCGTAGAAACCATTGTGCGGTCTATTCGCGACACGCTTAATACGTTTCTCCCCCTTGCGTCTCTATTCGCTTTTATGACAGAAGTGCCGCCGCCTAACATGAAATTAACCGCTCTATTCAAAAAACGGTTAAAGTTTACGCTCGGAGACCAGATGTCCGACAAAAACTTACAAGCCTCATCATCTCCATTGAAGAAGATTTTATCTCCCACAACAAGCCGCGTCGCGCCCTTCGTTATAGAAAACCCCGTCGAAGTAGATAGTAAACTGTTAATGTTTCCGTCTACGGCGGCGGTCGAGTACGCTATGCACGGACGGACGACGTTTTGCATATAGTCCATCCATTGATAATCTAACTGCGCGTAGAATGTCCCGTTGCTGACGAAGTTTTCAAACGGTTTCCTGTATTTAGTTGAACTTAAATATCTCGAAAGATATTCAGGCATCTTAAAACTCATATATTCTCCTGTTAGCCAAAATTACTCATATAACTATAATAATAATGTGCTGTCGCGTATTTCAACGCGTCTATCGTGTGGTCGTCTTGCCCATCCGGTATTTCGTTATTCTCGTCATAGCAGAACGTCTTAATCTCTCTCAATGTCGGCGCATTGTCTTCCGTGTTTAAGACTTTATAAATGCCCCTGTGACAACAGTTTTGCAATCGCTTAATATCGCGTTCGATTGCCTTATTCTCAACCGCTTTGCAATAAAAACCCGTCTTTGTTTGCCACTCAAACATTAAATCTTGCGTAACAACCGCGCTATCAAATACCCAGGCTTCGTTGAAAGCTCCCGGTAATATCACGCCAAGGCTTCGCATTTTTGCGTAAAAATCATTGTACCAGGCTCTTATCCGCTCAACTTGCATTGTATTCGGAATAGGCTCACCTTCTTTTCTGGGGTCAATATATAATGTCGATAATTGTATAAGGTTTCCGTCGGGGAAAACCCCCAAAGGACAAACCGCTGTCGGGTCTTTCACAACACCGCTGTCTACGCCGTATATAATGTAAAGCGGCTGATAGCCTCTTGCTACCGCCGCCCTAAACTTGTCAATATCTATTATGTTTTTGTCGCCGAAAGTATATAATACTAACCCCTCAAGACTTATCTTCTGCCCTAAATACCAATACTCGAATTGTCTCGGGTTCTCTCTCTTCATCGTTTCTATTTCTTCAATAGTCGCGGGATTTAAGAGTTGATATATATCTCGATAAGTTGTATATATTTTCGTTGCGCCTTGTTCAATTTGCTTTGCGAAAAACGAGTGTGCCCAATGTCCCAGGTTTGGCGGCGGATTGTAAGCATATATAATCTTACCGTCCTGCTGTAAAAACTTATTTGCCGTAGTCTCTGCTGCTCTGATATGTTGATAGCTCTTAACTTCGTTCGCTTCGTCTACAATGAACATTGCGAGACTTCTATCTTGCGGAACAAAACCTTTCGTTGCGTTTAAGTCATCTTTTGTTTTCCCGTTTATGCCGCCAAAATAACACTTTGCGCCCGTGAGTAGACAAGTTATCTCCATCGGGTTTAGTTTAGCGTCAAAATATTGCTCGACACCCATGGCTGATAATGTCGCTAAAAACGAATTGAAAATACTTATTCTGACATCGCCTTTTTCCGCTCTACAATACCATATATTATTCTTACGATTGTCCATCATTAAGGCAATCGCGACAGTCTCGTTTGTTGTGGACTTTCCCGAAGAACGCCCGCTCTCTTCTATTACTTTTCTGACTTTCGGATTAACTAACGGCGCAAACGGTTTTGGGATAATACTCTTATAGTTAATCATTATTACCACCGCTTACATCTTCTATTGATAGAATAACCTGTATGTCTTCTCGCTTTTCGTTGTCAGGCTCTAATATGCTTAATCGTTCTATTATTTTCAACAGCGTTTCCGGCGCAAATTTTACAAAGTCTTTTTCGTATAAAGTTTCCGTTGCTTTCCGTATTATATCCTTACGTAATTCCGCTGAACTTTTACTCAACTTTTTAACTTTATCTAAACTTTTATCGCTTTTCAGTATCTTTGATACTGCCGTTATTGAAACGTTAAACTTTTTAGCAATCTCGCTTTTTGTTTTTCCTGCGGCATAATCCGTTATAATTACCGCTTTATCTTTATCGGTAAGTTTCATTTATACCGCTCCTTTTTTGTATTAAAAAAGCACTGTGCAATTTCTACACAATGCTTTTTAGTGTTTTGGTTTTTAATTAAATTATTTTTGATATTGTTGATAACTGTTCTATAATTTGCTCTTCTGAAATATCTGTTTTTATTATTTCAATCGCTTTTTTTATTGCTTGTTCAGTATCTCCATAATTAGCGTGCATTTCTGCGCTTGCACATATTGTTCCAACAATAAGTAATCCGTCTTCTGAAAAACTTTTTTTTCTCCAACTGTCTCGCAATAATATCATTAAATCTTTAAGAACATCAAGCTTATTCATAATAGCTCCATAAAAATTGTAAGTTCAAGTTCGTCTCCAAAAGCGATAACTTTATCAATTTTTGGTTTTTCAAAGTCCCCTGAACTAAAAATCACTTTATTGTTTAGTCGTATGACTTTATGCCCATCAGGTAAGTTTTTTATGTGGTCCCCGTGCAATTCACTAGCGAGCATTGAACTCCATATTGCATATTCTTTGGAAGACAATTTTTTATTACTACTTTGTATAAAATCATCATCTTCGCTATATTTGTCAACTTCTGCCTTTAAGTCGCTCGGTTTGTAATTGTCAACGGCTTTCCTTATCGCGCCGCCGTCGCCCTCATATCGCCCGTTACTTTCATCATATTTTTGCGGTTCGTTTCCGGCACCTATCTTCTCTGGCATAATATCACTCTTTAACCTTTTTGTCAACGGCTTTATTGTCTTTCTCTGACTTTAATTGCACGTTCTCCGCAATTAAATCGTTTAGTTTGCCGATTAAATTATTCGCTAATGCCGGTGCTCCGCTTCTTATTACGTCGCATATAACTTGATATTCGTATTGTGTCATTTACGCTCCCGCCTTTTATATACTATTAGTGCGTGTATAAGGGTGAACGATGAGACAACTAACGATATTATTATCACAATTATTGCTAATATCTTCATATTAGTTCCCCTTAAAATTAAAGGCGACACTTTCGTATCGCCTTTATCCACGATACCATTATATCATAGTTATTTTGGGAAAAAGTCTCAAAAAATGAGACTTTTTATATTTTTTAATTGCATTAGTTATTTACCCCGAAAAGAATATTCGATTCGTCACCTAGCATTGTTTCGGGCAATTTGCCGTCCCATTGCTGCGTGTAATAATATTTAATTAGGTTTGCCGCACCGACCTTTAGTTCATCACCAGAGACCTCAGAACCATCTGCTTTATATAATTTATTAAGTCCTGTCTCTTCGTCTGCTACAACTGTCCAGCCATTGATACTTGCGAGTCTCTGCATCGCAATGGCAGCTTCTTTCTTACCTTGGAATTCTGCAGCTTCAGCTTGAATTTTAACTACTTCAGCTTCAGCTTCAGCATTTGTTTTGGCAACTTCTTTATCGGCATTTGCTCTTACTTTAGCAATTTCTGCTTCATTTTCTGCTTGTAGCAATGCTTGTGCTTGTTCTATCTCTGCCTGTTTCTTCCTTTGTTCTGCTACTTGCTTTGCTTCAACTGCATTTGTAAAGGCGTCCGTAAAGTCCATGTCTTCAATTGCTGTAGATACTGTCTTAATGTTATACCTGATTAAACTATCCTCTAGTAACTCTTCGATAGATTGTGCTAATTCATTGCGTGTTTGAACCAACTGCTCTGCAGTATATCTAGCCGTGGCTACTTTTACGGCTTCAGCAATATTTGGCTGAATAACTGTTGTATAATAATCCTTTCCGATTGTTCTGTAGATTTCCTGCGCATTTGCTTTGTCAATTTGATAATTCAAAGTATAAATCATATTTACTTCCTGAATGTCAGACGAAAAACAACTTAATTCTATGGTTGATTTCTGAACGCGATTGTCCATCTCGGTCACAGAAGTCCAAGGAGCTTTCAGATGGAACCCAGCTTCTAGTGTATAATTTTCTACTTTACCAAAAGTTGTGACAACACCTGTTTTCCCAGTATCTACAGAAACTATACAACCAAAGAATGTGAATAAGCCAAAGCAGAATAACCCGAGCATAAATGAAAGTAATGCATATTTTTTAAGTGGCTTTTTAGTTATCGTCTTTTCTGCAGTCCGATAATATTGTCTGCCGTACGAATTTGTATCGATAATCGGATTGCCATCTTTATCTAAAACTTTTTCTTCGACTGTTTCGGACTTCTTATATTTGACAAAACAAACACAACAAATCGCACCTGCAATTAGGAATAAAATTCCAAAAATAAAACCTAACATTTTCCATATACCTCTCTTTTTTATTTTTTACTAAATCCATCCAGATATTTTATATGTCGCCGACTTTTAATTTTCTGATAAACTGTTTCAATTTTCTACCTCCACATAACACATTGATTGCGGCGGACGGGTTAAAACTTTTTCGCACTTGATATGATGAACTACGGTAATATATTCATAGGAATAATTACAAAATTCGCCGTCTTCACGCAAGCACTCTTTTGTCATACCTTGATATTTACAATAACCATTAAACTCGCTTAATTCTTTCGGCTTGTCGTAGATTTTAAGGTTGCTTATATGTAAGCCGTAAAGATATTCATTTTTGCCCTTGTATCGTAAAAGGTCGCATTTGCTCACACAGGACGCTTCGGCAATTTTTGTATAATATTTTATTCCGTCGCTCGAATATTGTCGTATCTCATTGCAGATAAATTCGCCTATGACTTTACCGCAACCACCGCTCCTTTTTGTTTCGTATATAAAGGCAGGAAACGGAACGGGTATATTCGGCTTTGATTTTCTTATTTCCCATAATTTCAAACCCGACTTGATATTGTCGGTGTGTGGTCTGTTTATGCTATATAATACTGCTTTCACCTTATCAACCCCCACTCGGCAAATCTTTCAAAACCGCCTATTGACTGTATATATTTTCTCGCGATTTCTACTATTTCGGGATACGGTTTTCCATCTATCGTATCGTCTCCGATTGCGCAGGAGAACTCTATAATCTTGCCAGTTTCTTGTGCTTTTAGCCAAGTATAGATATTTATGCTTACATCGGCTTTTGAAAGGTCTTTTCCGTGTAATCCGCCGCCGGTTACCGATTGTCCCATGTCGCTGCCAAGTTTACGGTTCGTTGCGCCCGTATCAACATTTGTGCCACCTGTCCAATATCCTAGCGGATTTACAATCGCGCCTTTCCAATTCTCTTTAAGTTCTTCGCCGGCATTACTTTGACAGATAATTAACTTATCATTATCAAGAATATATTTCCCGTCGCTTTCGTAAAGGTTGTATATTTCTCTTGCGATTTTTGACAACTTTTTTTCTTCGTTTGACATCGGAACACCTTTGAATATTCCGTTATCACCACACTTAAAGCCGTCATTTTGATTTTTCGCTAGGTGTTCGTCCTGTGCTTCCCACTTTATCGCTATCGTTAAACCGCTCCCGGCAATGCGTTCTATCGCCTTATAAACCTCATCTACAACCAAATTGTAGGGAACACTGCTTTCTACAACAACCGTGCAAAGTCCGTGTCCTATAAGCACTTCAACTGCTATTTTCGGATTTTTTTGTTTCGTATAAGCAAGGTCAACTATTGCACCTGCTATTCTGTCCGCCACTTTATCGGGGTGGCTGGGGTTTACTTTTTCTATCATTTTTTACTCTCCTTGTTTTAATTTGTAATTAAATAATCCGCTTTTTATAAGTCTATCTACTACACGTTTCATCATTACTGGCGGCACACTCATACCACATACATATCCGATATTAGTATAAGTGTTAGGATTAAAGTCAAAATCTTGTGGAAACGTTTGACTATTTCTTAATGTTTCTTGACTTACATAAGCAATTTTTTCAATGTCTATAAGGTCTGGTTTTGACCGTTGAGTAGGCATTACCATATCATCTCTTATATAATAAGTTTGAAAGGCACTGCCCTTTTCGCCAAGCCTTATTCTTGTGTCAGCAATGCTTTTATCGCAATCTTTTGCTTTTTCGCAGATGCTATAAAACTTTGTGTTTTTGCCCAATGGTTTTAATTCGCCTTCTTTAATTTCGCCATAGGTGATTTTTTCATAATCAAAAGACATATCTATTTTAGAAAGGTCAAAATCAATCCTTGTTGCTACAAAAAATACCCTATGACGTGCTTGTGGCACGCCCATCTTTTCGCCCTTAACAAGCCAATGCTTACACTTGTATCCCGCCTTTTCAAATGATTGATATATCCTTTGCACATACTTAAAAGCATCTCCCAAAAGCAATCCTTCAACATTTTCCATCACTACCACTTTTGGTTTAAGTTTTCTAACAGTTTCGATAAAAACAAAACTTAAATCATCAAGTGTTTGTTCTGCTTGCCCTTCTCTAAACTTCTTTTTCTTACCCCAACTATCTTCCCTTTCGCCAGCCATTGAAAAAGTCGTGCAGGGTGGCGAACCGTCCAAAACATCAAGGTTATACAACTCTTCTGGCAAGTCTTCCTTTAAGTTGAAATCCCTTATATCCATTAAAAAATTATATTTTGGGTGATGATTTTTTAAGTAAATCTCGTTCATCTTCGGGTCAATTTCGCAACAGCCAAGCACTTCGCAACCAGCGAGTTTATAACCCATTGTGCTGCCCCCCCACAAGCAAAACAACTAAATACTTTTAAGCCGTTCTTTTCGGGGTAATCCTTAGCCATAGTCCATTTCCAATCGGTGGGCTTAATAGGCTTGTATTCTTCCATCGTGTCAAATATACTCAACTGCATTACGCTTCCTCCATAATCTCGTTAATAGTACCGTCTTCTTCGTATGGGTATTTTGCAAAAAGTGCGATTTCTTCCGATGTACAATAATCAATAAACGCGTCTTCTTCTTTAGCGACTATCCTGAATGCGTTTCTTATTGTTGTATTCGCAAACTTACTTATTTCCTGAATCGTAATTCTTTTGTGTAGATATAGGTCAAGTAATTTGTGGTTTTTTAGCCACTTTTTCAACCTAATAAACAACGTCCGAAAATAATAATATTCGTTAGAACTTATCGAAATTATATTATTATCGGCATACATCAATCTTGTGTTAATGTATCTTATATAATTGTTAATTCCGTCTCTTCTTCTCATAATATTCCGTATCCTTCCGCGACTAAATATGCGTATTCCGTTATCTCGTCTTGCCAACGGAAAAACGTCGCTCTCGATAGCCCTAAATCATAACATACTCTATCTACTGATTTTTTCTTAAAAAATCTATTGTCAATGAGCTTATCCCGGTCGGTCAAATGAAACCGCGCGAGCGTTTGTTCTACGACGTTACACCATTTAAGCCGACTTGCCGACTTGTCGATAATTCCGCAAAGTTTATCTTCTCTCTTGTTTGATGGCGTTGACTGGACGCTAAGACTATCATAAGAAACTCCCATATTACTTTCCGCCCACTCAACCGTAGACATAACGCAACTTTCCATAAACTTTTTGTAATTGAAAAACGCGTTAATTATTTTTTTCTTATCCTTACAGGTCATCGGCAAATACCTCCTTAATTACAATTCCGTATCTTTCCGCCAAAAGCCTTTTTTTTAGCATGTATAACCTTGTTCTCGTCGCCATTGATTTCGTGTCTTCAATAACAATTTTCCCGTTTTCTTCGTACACGAAATCTGTCACGTAAGCAATTTCTCTACCATAGCTCGACTTGTCTATCAATACATAACGCTTTTGTCGCTCTAAACGGCTAATTTTGCCACCACGCTGTAATATAAGTAGCTGACAATATCGGCTATATTCTAATTTACTGTCAAAGACCTCTTTCCCGACCGCATAGCGGTAATTTCCATACTTGCTCATATCAGAAAGGAAGTTGATTGTCATCTATCGGTTCACGTTCTATCGTTAACGTTCCGTTTTCTTTCGGCGTAAGAAACTCCACCTCGCTTGCGATAATCTCTGTTATAGTTCTCTTCTCGCCGTTTCTATCTTCATAAGAACGATTTTGCAAGTTTCCTACAATTCCGACCTTATTACCCTTTTTAAGATACTTGCCACAATTTTCTGCTCTGCCGCGCCAAACCGTTACATTAAAAAAGTCGGTTTCACGCGTCCCGTCGCTGTTTGCGTAATCTCTTGAAACCGCAACGGAAAATCTGCATACGGCGACGCCGTTCGCCGTATCCGAGAGCTCGGGGTCGCGAGTTAAATTACCTATCAAAATTACCTTATTCATTTCTCTTTTCTCCTTTTTATTTTTTCAAATTATAGATTTTTAAAAGCGTCTTATCTATCTTAACGCCGCTATCCAAGTGATATTTTTGGAAAAACTCCGTCTTCCCGATTGTATGATATTCGGTGTGATGTTCTCGACATAGGCTTATTGCTTCTCTTCCCTCGTGTATTGTTTCTGACCGGTCGTTCCCCATCCCTATCGCGTCTATATGGTGTAAGTCTGCTTTTTTTCCGCAAATAGCGCATTTCTTATGAATTAAACACATATAGACGTAATGGTTAACGTCATCGACATATTCGAGTAGCGGTCTTTTTACCGAGACGTTATTTTCTAAAGCAAAACTAATCAAAAACCGTTGAAACTCTGCTATAAGGCTCATCGGAGCGTTTGAAAGGCTGAATATCTTATCTCTTATTGTCTCGACTTTGTCCGCCCAAAACTCCATCTTAAACGCTTCCTTAATGTCTTGCGTGGAACTTCCGCTCCACTCCGCTATCGCGTTTATGAGCGAATAACACATTCTTCGCTGCTTATCGCTTAGCACTCTACCGTCTATCGGCTCAATATAAGCCTCCTTAATGTGCTGGTGTACGACTTTCGCTATATCTATCGGCGCGATTATCGTGCAGGTTCCGTCTTCGTGAATCGCCGTTATACGTCCTCTTGTCGTCATACACTCTTCTTATCCTCGACTAAAAAGTAACGCTTGTATCTGCAAGGTTCGTTAAACTTATTGTTTCCGACTTCCCAACGGTCAACTATATTTACGCCGCTCGCCTTTAAATCGCATATTCGACGTGTAAAGCTCGTTATCGAATAATGAACGAATGCGTCTCTATTCGTTATTGAACCGTATTCCCTTAAATGGCTTAATATCCTTACACATTGATTACTCATATTTCGTACTCCCTACAATTTATTTTTTCTTCGTTTTCGGGGGCTTTAAGCAACCCACAAAAAAACTTTAAAAGTTTTAAATATTTTCCTATCACGTCAATATCCCTCGCACTCTAATCGCTTATATCCGCCGATTATCGCAGCGTCTATTGCCTTGATTTTATCAATATCCGTTCCATAACTTCTATCCAACGCAACTATCAATCTATATAATCTATCGTTAATTATCGTGATACCGTTAGCTTTCAAATGCCCGATAAATCGGAAGACAGCCTCGCGTAGTAAGTCATTATCTATTCCGCACTCATCTAATACGTCATCGTAACTCTCGCGCGTGTGCGTTGTTAGTTCTTTTTTAAATATATTTTTCTCTTTACTTTCTTTCTTACTTACTACATTTTCATTTTCATTTTCATTTACATTTTCATTAGGTTGTTTTTTGGTTGTTTTTTCAAACGCGTCTTGGTTGTTTTCTTCCGCTATCGTTGGTTGATTTTCGGTTGTTTTTTCTTCGCTATCTTGGTTGTTTTTTTTCGCGTTAGAATTACCTACCGGAGCACCCCCCTTTAACCCATTTTCGTATCTACGCTGATTAGCCTTTAATTGCGGGATAATCGTATCCCATATCGCCTTTGACACATCGTCGGAAAAGTTAGGATTTGTCTCGTTAAAACCGTACTCAAATATTGCTTCAAACATCTTTAATCTTTCGCGCGGTTTCAAGAGTTTTATTATCGCGTAGAACGATTTATAAACGATGAAACTATCTCTCTTCATTTCTCTTTTTCTCCGTTATTTTATTTGAATATTTTGGCAATTTTCCAAATGCGCTCCGTTGATATTTTCTCCGTTGTTAATTGCATTTTTAATTTTTGTTAAGTCGGGTGTTTTTGTGATTTTTATGTTAAAATATTCTTCGGGAATAATGTTTTCATCGTCAATTACCGTTTTTTGGCTCGCTCTAAAACTTATCGCTGCGGATATGCCGTCAATCTTCGTTTTTCCCAATCTTTGACACGCTTCCTGGAGCGAACTCTTAAGCCTTTCGGAAACGCTCTCGCTGCGCTTTTTTAAAGCCTGTAACCGCTTAATTTCTTCGGCAATTTCTTTCGTTCGGCTCTCGAACCTACGCTGTACAGTCGCGACCGCTATTGCCTTATCATTAAACTCCGTCTCCTTAACCGCTAATGCCTTGACTATTTCTTCATCGTTGATTTCGCCGGTTTCTTCATCAACTGACTGGGATAAATCGATATATAATTTTTCAACTTCATTTGTTAAGTTCCATAAGTTTGACATCTCTTATACCTCTCTTTTTTATTAAAACGGAAGTCCGCTATCGTCTATTTCCGTTAGTTCTTTAAACGCTTCTTTTTGCGTTTCGCGACTTTTCAAAATCATCCTTGCTGCCGTTTTCCACGTTTCTTTCTGACTGTTCGCAAGTATCTTCAACTGATCATCAGTTAAGGCTTGAAACTTAACATCTTCGTTCTTGAGTTTCGCAGTCATATTCATCGCCTCGTCAAGCGTCATCTGTTTCGTCTCTACTTTTTTTGGCTCGTTTTTTTCTGTCTTGGGGGCATTTGTCGTCGTCTCACCCATATTTGTCGTGTCGCTATCCTTTGTGTCGTCTATTGCAAATAAACCGTTTAATGCGTATTTACGAGCATAAGACGAACTCGCTCCCGTAATCTGACTGCCGTCCATACCTTTTTTAGTTTCTTCTTCTCTAGCAGAAGCCGAAACTAATATTTTCGCGCCGTTCGGGTCATCAATGTCAATTAAAGTCGCGGTCGCAGCGACGTAAAATCGGTCTCCGATTAAGACCGTAGTGTCGGAAATCGTAAGTAATAATCGCTGTGATGCGAGGTGAGGTTTGACCGCTTCTAAAATATCCTCCGCGTTCCGATACTTGTATTTTCCGAAGTCATTATATTGACTTTTCGGAACCTTGAGCCCCGTCTGTACATTAAGTAATTTTTCGTAAATATTCATCTCTCTATCTCCTTGTTTTTTATTTTCCAAAAGTCGCCTCGAAGTTTTCTTGTAACACCTTTTCGACTTCCGGTGAGAATCTTGTTTTCATATTGATTACGTCGGGGGTAGAGAATGTAAGTCCATCGTGGTTTTCAGTTCTTAACTTTGACATAAAAATCTGCTCGACATAATCTTTAAACTTTTCATTGTTCAACTTTCTATCGACGTCCGTTGGTAATGAAACTTTAAATCTGACCTTAACTTCTATCGTATAATCTAACGTCCCCTCGTATCTCTCTTTCATCTCTTTTTTCTCCTTAAATAATATCGCTAACCGCACAATCAAGTGCTTTTGCAATCTTTTGGAGTTTTTCAAGATTAGGTTGGCGAACGCCACGTTCGTACTGAGAAATTGTATCACTACCCCAACCAAGCGTTTTCGCGAGTTGCCCCTGTGTTATTTTTTTTGATTTGCGCATCATCGCAAGTTTTTCCATTTTGTTTTTCATTTTTATTTCTCCTTAACTTCCTTAAATCTACCATTTTTGAGCTCATAAAATGTATCTTCTTTAATTTTCTCACCGTCTATTTTTTTAGTCTTGACGCAGACTGGAGTATATATGCCGTCAAGATTTTTCCATTCCGCAAGAGTTATCCACGAGCCTATTTTGCCTTTCGCAAAAGACGCATTTCCAGCACACATTATTACAGCATTTTTACCTTCGCTAATTATTTGCGCGGAGTTGCCGCTCGACCCTATTTTCGCGGAGTTGCCGCTCGACCCTATTTTCGCGGAGTTGCCGCTCGACCCTATTTTCGCGGAGTTGCCGCTCGACCCTATTTGCGCGGAGTCGCCGCTCGACCCTATTTGCGCGGAGTAGCCGCTCGACCCTATTTTCGCGGAGTCGCCGCTCGACCCTATTTTCGCGAAGTTGCCGCTCGACCCTATTTTCGCGGAGTCGCCGCTCGACCCTATTTGCGCGAAGTTGCCGCTCGACCCTATTTGCGCGAAGTTGCCGCTCGACCCTATTTGCGC